TTCAAACGCACCCCGAGCACCCAATGGGTCAACACCCCGTTACCCGATGGGTCAGTGCACCCAGTGGGTCTGAGGGGTCAAGATGCACCAGTTGCACCCAGTGGGTCAGTGCACCCAGTGGGTCATTAGGTTGCACCCAGTGGGTCAGTGAGTCAGTGCGAATCCTTGACCCAGTGGGTGAAATCTGAGTTTCAGGCGCTGACGATGACAGGTGTCCCTTTCGCGCAGGCAAGGCGAAAAGATACGACTTTTTAAATTGCACAAAGATTAAGCAGTTCACCAAAATGAACCCCTCGAACCAAAAGGCACAACTGTCACAATGCACCAGTGCATCACCCAATGGGTTAGGGAAAGCACCTAGAAGATATTTTCGTGTGAGTGCTTGACACACAGACCCAATGGGTTATAATTGATCTCATCAACAACCCGTAACCCTGTAACTGTAAGGATTCGACACCATGCAAACTGAAATTCTGATTTATGGCCTCAAGCAAGGCGAAACCCGTGACTACATGGAAGACTTGCTTGCATGTTTCAAAGCAACAGACAAAGCCCATGAGAACATCGAACGGGTCAAGCAAGCTGCAAGCGCTCAAGGTTTTCACTCTTTCCGCATTGCCGGATTCGTGCCCGGCACTAAACCTAACTTTGCCAAGGCGGTGAGCGTATGAAATACATCGTTCAAACCTACACCGATAACCCACAATCGCCCGTGGCAACGATCCGCAACTGGATCACGCTGGAAACGCACGCACTCAAGCGCGATGCAGTTAAGTCAATGGCTTACTTTGCCGAGGCGTTTCCCGCCAAGCAATTTCGCGTTATCAATCTGGACACGTTTCGCGCCGCACTGGTGCAAGAAAACCGCGCGGCTTTTCGCGCCGATCACCCTTTGACCATTGGAGCGTAAACCATGAACCGCCATCAACTAACCTACATCGACCTGCACCCTCAACCCGTAACCAGTGCAGAGCCTTCGGGCTTTGCCATCTGGCTGGGTGCCGCTGCACTCATGCTCACATTGTGGGCTGTAACCTTTATCGTTTTCTCCCTGTAACCCGTAACCCTTGTAAGGACTGACCATGAAAGTAACTATTGATTTCCCGGATTTCCAAGACGCATTCCGCCGTTATGGGCGATTGGACAGTTTCTCCCGTCAAGGTTTGGAACTGTTGTTCTATTACTTTGAAGAACTCGAAGCATCAATAGGTGAAGAAATCGAGCTTGATGTGATCGCCATATGCTGCGATTACGCCGAAAACACTGTGGCTGAGATTGCCCGGAACTACTCAATCGACCTGAACGATGCAGACCCAGAGGCAGACGACTACGCAGACCAGTGCCGCCAGATCGTCTTTGACTATCTGAGCGATCGCACCTCTGTTGTCGGTGACACTGCTGACGGTTTTGTCTATTTGTCCTTTTGAAAGGTGACCCATGATCGACTTGTCAAAACTCGACCCCGTTGACGCTGAACGCTTGGCCTACGCTGAGGGCTTTACCGGTGTGTCTGCCTTGTATGCGCGACTGTCCGATGCTGAGCACTTGAACCATGTTCAAGAGTTGGAGATCGAAGATCTGAAGGATGTTCTGATCCAGTGTCTGCCCTTTTTCGAAGACTGGAAAGATGAAGATGGGGTTTATAAGCCCCGGGTAATGCAAAAAATGATTCAAATGATCCGCAAATCGTTGGGGGAGAAGCCCGATTGATAACCGCCGTTTTAATCGCGATTGCCGGAGCTATCGTTCTACCCTTGATCGAACGATTCCTCGACCTGTAACCCCAAGCCCCTGAATCAACGTTCAGGGGCATTTTTTAACCCTTACCCATAGGACACCCCTACCCATGACCGAAACCCCTCTAAAACCCCTCAAAACACCCGTTCCCGGGTCACTGGCTGAACGTGTGAGACACACCCTCGAACGATTGAACCTTGACGAACCCCGGGGCGCTGCATACCTAGGCGTTCCCGTGTTCACCGTGCGCAAGTGGATCACGGGCGAACGTCAGCCCGGCGCTGCTGTGGGCCGCCTACTCGATGTGCTGGGCATGGTCGAAGCGATGGCCCCTGCGCTGCACAACTCGTTTTTGCCTGTGGAATCGAGTCATGTCAAAAAATCCCGAACCAAGAGGTCAACCACAAGGATCGAAGCATGAGCGACTGCAAACACAAATGGGAGACTGTCGAGGGCCAACCCATTTACAAGTGCGCCCGCTGCGGCGCTTTCATGAGGATCATCAAATGAATTTAAATCAAGGCGCGTTGGCCCAAGGGCTGGTGGATGAGCTGCTGGAGGTTGTGCACAAGTATGACGAGTCGCTCTACATGTCCACCGTGATTGGGGTTCTGGAGCTTGTCAAGCAGCAGCTAATTAACGAATCACTGGAGGACGCAGAATGAGCAACACAAACACAGGTGGGCCAGCGTTTCCACAAAACACAAAAATTGTGGCCGCAGCGGGGCAAGAGCTTCATCAGGGTTTTGTTGGTGGCATGACCCTGCGCGACTACTTTGCAGCCAAGGCGATGCAGGGTTTTATGGCAAACAAGTCAAATCCCTTGCACTTTAATCCTGATGATGATGCGCAATACGTATATGCAATAGCCGACGCCATGCTGAAAGCGAGGCAAGCATGAACGAAGACGAAAACAAACCAACCCCGGCTGACGGGCAACTGGTGTGGGCCTTGGTGGGATTCATTGTGCTGATGCTGGGCCTGTTGACATTGAGGAGTTGTTTATGACACCAAAATTTATTCGATTGCTCGAAGAGTGCATCACTGACGGAGTGGTGCTTGGACATACACGAGCATACAAACACAACAATGATCCAAGTACGGCAGACATCAATGAATCCATTGTGCGTGAAGTGCTCAACGAAATACATGAGTGGTTTGATTTTGATGAACTCAATCAAGGAGAAACCAAATGAACATTCTTGAAATGATTGCTGAGTTGCGCGGTGGTATCCCTGAGTCATGCGACTTTTGCGGTCAGCCTTACAACGACAAACGCCATCCAACACCAGATGAAGGTGGCGAGTGGGCTTGTACTGAATGCTGGGAACGATGGGACAAAGAAAGTAAGGAGAACACATGAACCGCATTAAAGAAGCAATTTCAATGCACCGCATGGAGGTAATGCGGCAACGTGTGAGAGCCAAGGGCGCAATTCAGGTTGCCCCTATTGAGGCTGAGTTGATTCGCCAAAAGAACTACGAAAACCATGTTCGCACAATCGAAGAAGCCAACTGGATGCAAGTGCAAGCTATGTGCGACATCCGAGACATCGTAAGAGAGTTTGCGCAACAAAATTTTGGGAGAAACACATGACCAAAGACGAAGCACTCGACTTGGCGATGGAGGCGTTGGAGCACATGCTCGAAGACGCTAAGCAAGAGCGTTTGACTGTGGAATATTGGAACGAGTGTGTTGATGCCATCACCGCCATAAAGCAAGCCCGTTCAGCACCTGTGCAGGAGCCTGTGGCGTGGCAGGGCGTGCATGACAAGACCGACCTGTATTACCGCAAGCCGGTACAGGGCGATGTACGCCCCCTCTACACCACCCCACCCGCAGCACCTGTGCAGGGGTATGTGACTGGTTTGGATGTGTATCTAGACCCTGCCGACATGAAGCCAAAGCGCTATCCAGCAGCACAGCCAGCACCTGTGCAGGACGACATGCCAAAGATCGGCTGTGTAAACCACGACTGCGACAAGTGCAAAGCGGCAGCACCCGTGCAGGAGCTAGAGAAGGCAGCGGCAATGGCGTTGGACGCAATCGCGGCAAGTGGGGACTTCTTGTTCAACTGGCACGACTGTGAGCCAAACAACGAGCGTGAAATGGATGGCTACTCTGAGGTGCTTGCACTTAATGAAAAGGCCTTCAACGCGCTGCGTAAATGCCTTCTGACACCCGCAGCACAGCGGCAATGGGTTGGGCTGACGGATGAGGATAGAGAGCACATTGTGAACAACAGCATGACACCAGCCTGTGTTGCCATCGCAACCGAAACCAAACTCAAGGAGAAAAACAATGGATGAAGAAATCAATTACGAATTCGTGAAGACGCCAGAGAAATCCGAATGGAAGTGCTACCTGTTTGGTAGCAGACCGTCCAGCCCGTATTTTGCTTACATCCCGCAAAAAGGGCATGAGCCGAACTGGTTTGTGCGTTGGATGATGCGGGTCTGTTTCGACTGCTTGTGGGTGAAGGAGAAGAAATGACCCACTGCAACGACTGCAAACGCGACAGACTGCCCGAAGGTGGGGTGCAGATGTCCCCCACTCGATGGATATGCGCCCAGTGTTGGCGCAAATTCTTTACCAGCTAGGTAAACAAAAAGCCCGGTCACCCGGGCTTTCTTCATTCGTCCATGTCCGGGGTGTACCCCTTGACCAGCTTACGCTCATACCCCTTGTCGTAGGCATAGCGGTAGATGTAATCAGCGTGGCGCTGCTTGGCCTTGATGACCTTATCCCGATAGGTCTTGAACATCTCGGGCAACTCGGGCCGGATCATCCACGTCACCTTGCGCTTGTGCAACTCGCTTTCTATCTGCACAGCCCAGCCAGCTTGCTCAATCACCAGCATGGCGTCCATGACCATCTGGTCTTTCTGCCAGTCGGTCTTACCCTCAAGGGGACGCCGTGCCGAGCGCTTCAGGGTACGCAGGTCAACGACCTGAGTGTCCCCGCAAATCTGGATGATGTAGTCGATCATCCACTGATCGAAATCGTTTGTAATCGCACCACCCACCTCGCCCAGTGCGTAGCGGTAGGCCGGGATCACGTAGCCCCGCACCAGTGCCGTGACCCTGTGGACAACATCAACTGACACCACGGGGTTGAACGGTGACTCGATGATGTGGAACATCAAGATCAAGCGGCCAGCAAGACCTTCGAGCTTACCGAAGGCTGTCATGTACTCCGTGCCGCTGTCCAGCACCCTCTCGTCTTGCTTGGCCTCCTCGTACCACGCTTGGAAATCCCGGAACGCCGTGTAGGCGTCTGTGGACAACTGGTACGTCTGAGGCTGAAGGGCGTAGGTCAAACGCAGCGTGTTCTCCCACGCCCCTGCACTGGTCATGTAGTCGGGCATGGGCTGGCCCAGCTTGGTCTTGCTGCCGCGCAGAATGGCGGGGATGAACCGCTGGAGCAGACCATCGGCAGACAGCGCCGCAAGGTTGGCCTTGAACACCTGCGGCTGGATGTTCCCATAGATCGACACGGCGAGGTTCTCGCAGTAGATCGAGCCAGCGCCCACCCGATCCATCTCATAGTGCTCTGACTCGTAGCTGACAACCCACGCCGAACGATCCTCGCCGCTTGCCTTGTCGGTGAGTTTGCGCACCCAGCTATTCATCTCATCGAGATGGCACAGCAGGCCGCGAGGCCGGTCTGCCGCTTGGCGCACCAGCTTCTGACTCGTGATGTCACTGACCGTGATCTTCAAGGGCACGGGCTGCGCTGGCATATCGGGCACCATTGGCGCTTGGTCTGCGCCCAGCAGCGCCTCGGGTGATGCTGACCATTCGAGAAACGCTTTCTTAGCGCCAGCGTATGCCGCCTCTTTGCCCTCCCACTCCAGCAGGTTCTTGGTGTAGCCCGGGCGGTCTTCTGCCTCGATGCTTTTCAAGGGTGACAACATCGGACGTGAGCCGGGTGACTTCTTGTCCGCTGGGTCGCCAAGGGTCATGAGCCACAGCACAGGCGGCACTTTAAACCCGGGCATGAGTTCGAGCCGGATGCGGGCATCAACTACCCCGCAGACAGCGGCCAACCCAGCGAACAAAGGGACCAAAGGGTCACAGCCCACGCTTTCTGAAATCTCCTGAGAGCGTTTGCGCAGCACATCGGGCCACAGTGACAAGTCCATCTCGGGCGGCTTGGGCCGCAGCCCGTCCAGCACATCCAGCGGCTCCATTGCAGGGATGTCAACCTTGCTGAACCACTCGGACGCATCGGGCATGGGCCGCTGCCAGCCGTGTTGCTTGGCGATGTGAAACAGTGTCCCCAGCTTGACAGCGGTGGCCTTGTCAGGCTTGAAGCTGATCCACTGGGTCAGTATCTCGCGCTCCCCGGGGTACTTGGTCTGCGCCGTGGCGCTCCACTCGTTCCACAGCATCAGTGCTTGGTCAAGCTGATCGGTCTGAGTGCCTGCCCAGTGCAGCGCCATGCCGATGCCAATCCACTCGTCGCGGGTGCAGTCAGCAGGCACAGCGTCAAGGGCTTGCTTGATCTCCTCCCACGATGCGTCAATCGAGCCGTCCGTGGCGATGGTGCGCTCTTGGTCCTGCGCCAGAAGCCCGTTCCACAAGTCGAGTAG